CTAAACCTAAACTACTATTATACTTGTGCTAAATAAAATCTAGTTAACTCCTTAGATGGCTTGTATCTATTCTGATAGTAATCATCTTCAAGATGACTTATCATGTCTAAATTTATATAGTAATCCTGTGGTTTAAATGCCCATTTAAAAAGTCCTTTCATAACCCCCCTTGACAATATTAGTTTCTCTAGTTTATCATACTTATTACAAATCGAATTAAGTTACGAAAGGGTTAACAGAATATGAAAGAATATGAATATCTATTTTCAGTCCCGTGCTTTATGAATTATACCATAGTAGCAGAGAACGAAGAACAAGCTAGAGAGATGTTAGAAAATGATGGGGCAGAAATCAATGGGGAGTGGAGAAATTGTCCTAGTGGAGATTTATCTTTAGAGGGCGAAGATTATAAAAAAGCAGATTTAATAGATGTAGATGAGGTGTACTATGACTAATCCTGTTGACACTAGATACCTACAGAATAGAGATAGTATGATTGAAACTATATTAGACTATTGGCAAGAGGGTTGGTATGATGGCGACCAAAGTGATGTGGTTGATGAGTTAAGAGGATTGCACAATGGTAGCGAGAAGCCACTTGACTTATGGTCTGATAGTGAGATACAATCTGAATATGAAAGAGCAGTTGAGTTCTTAGAAGAACTACAAGATATTGAGGATTAATATGAAACACTATAATACAATAGAAGAACATAGAGAAGCACAAGCAAAAAAGTTCAGAGAAGATTTGGCAAGTAGAGTAGAAGATATATTAGTTAGGGTTGACCAAAAACTACACGACTATAAAGATGATAAAGTATACCCTATAATTATTGCTACATTATTAGATACAAGGGACTATGACACAATATGGTGTAGTGGTTCATCTACTGATGATATGTGGTTTACATTCCTAGACAACCTTGAAAGAGAAGATGAGTTGATGGGTATGAAAAATGACCACTACCATAGATTGCTAAAGATTAAACCTTATGAATACGACCACGACTTTCAGGGTAGACTAATTGAGTTATATTGTTTCATGTATGATTTAACATGGGACTTTATATATAAAGCATGGGAGTTGCATGATGAATAAACTAGACGATTTTATAAAAGAGAACATTCCTGATGATGTGTTATGGAAAGACAAGATGATAGAACTTGTTACAGAAGCATATCAATTAGATAGAGATAACGAAATAGAAGATTACGAATTAAGAGTTTATGGTATATCCAAAAACTTAGTTGATAAAGATTTGGTAGTTGAAGATAGATACCCTAAGACTGATGAGGATTGGGTAAATACGGCAGAGAACTTTGGGTACATCTCAACCTTAGATACCTTTATGGATAATGTAAACAAAGGTATAGTGGCAAAAGATTTTCCCCACTTACAATTTAAAGTTATAGCTATCGGTAAATACACAGAGGAAATTACCCAAGAAACAATAGTTGACATAATACCAAATAATAAATTACATTACATAATAAGAGATTAAATATGAATTACGAATATGAATTAACAGAATACTTTGATTTAGATAAAGAGAATAGTGATAGAGTTTGGAACTCACTAACATTAAATAGATCAGGTCTGCGACAATTAGCCAAAGCTAAAAAAGGTATCAAAGATTACGCAAAGAATAGAATAAGAGAACAAGCAGATAGTTATGGCTATCCCCATGATGTAACATTGTGGATTAAGAATTGGCATTGGGAGTGGGGAGATAATGTTGAGGACTTGGTACTCCCAAGTAAACTCGGCTTATCTAAGATCAGGTATAAACAATTAGTAGATGAGAGCGAAAGTCCTACAATGAAATTCTATTGGACTACTTTTATATCTGAAACACAAGAATATGATTATGGAAGATGGTTTAGAAATAAACATGAGATCCCTATTATTGATTTTCTATTCAAACCATTTGGTAGATTTGACAATAGAATTGATAGTGTTATATATTCTATGGAGATGGGCGAGTTCTCACAAGCACTCTCATCTGATGAAAGAAAACAAATAGGTAATAATAGAGAGGACATTAGATGAAAACTAGAAAGCAATTACGAGATAGTTTGAGAAACCTAT